CTACCCCAGTAAAAAAACAGGAAAAGCCCCCTGTGAAAAAGCGCAAGCCACCTAAAAAGAAGTCAGCAAAATGACTTGCGCATTAATGGGAATTGCAACGGCAGTATTAGTAGAGGGTCACATACTTGTTGACGTGTGCAAGTACCGATGCCCGGAAGGAATTTGGAAGCATTACTTTTACAATGTGCGGGTGCCTTATCGGTCAGGCTGTCATCCAGTGATAACCTTTAAAAGAGCGATCTAATGTTAGCCGAGCTGGCAGCATTCAACGCTGCTTTTGCAACCGTAAAAGCAACGCTGTCAGCGGGGAGGGATATAGCCGACTGTGCGGCTGGAATCGGCAAGATGATGGGAGCCGAGGCTGAGCTTAAAGATAAGGTTGAAAAGAAACAGAATAGCATTTGGTTTGCTCTAGCGGGAAAAGACACAAATGATTTTGAAGAGTTCATGGCTTTAGAAAAAATACGCACCCAACGCACGGAGCTTCTACAAACCTTACAGCTCTACGGGCGCCCGGGATTGAAAGATGATTTCCTAAAGTTTGAAGCTGACCAGCGGGTAAAACGCAAAGAGGAAAAGCTAGAACGCGACAAGGCGCAACAGAAAATTATGATGTATTTTCTCTACGGAATACTTGTCGTGATCGTGCTTGGTGGGGTGGTTGGACTTTTCTATATGGCTCTAAGTTTGCGAGGTTTGCGATGAGTGATGGCGTTAGCGGAATCGGCAGCGCACCGTTCAATGTGCAGTCTGATATTCACCAGCAAACCCAATCCCGGGAGCGAATTGAAAAGCACTTTGAAGAGCAGCAAGTGCAGAAAGAACACCGCAGAACACATGTGCGCGAAGAGGCCTTGCGAACAGAGGCAGCGGAGCTGACGTACAACCGCACAGGTAAACTACAGCAAAGTCAAAAAGAACAAGGCTTGGTAATCGACAAGGAGGTCTAACATGGCAAGCACTATCATCGATGACTACAAGATATTCCCCCGGCTTATGATGCTGGTTGTCACCATACTCACATACCAATCTGTGCATTGGTACATGGGTTTGCCTTCGCCAACAAATGGTCAGGCCGGTTTGGTGTCGGTCTGTATGGGCGCTCTCACTGGCTGCTTTGGCATCTGGATGAACAAAGAGGCTAAGACAGATAGGGGATCTAAGTAATGCTGCAAGCTATACTAGGGGCCGCTGGCCCCATTCTTGATAAGTTTGTTGAGGACAAGGATGCCAAAAACAAAATCAAAGCAGAGCTAGAGCAGAGCATGATAAGCCTGCAAGCTGCGCAGGCGCAAGCAAACGTAGAGCAGGCAAAGCATTCCAGCATTTTTGTTGCTGGCGCTCGTCCTGCAATCATGTGGGTTTGCTGCCTCGGGCTGCTTACTCAATTCTTTCTCATGCCAATTGCCGAGTGGGCAACATCTATTTGGTCACCCGGCACCCCTCTTCCTAAGCTGCAAACAGAGGAATTGTTAAGCTTGACCCTCGCCTTGCTCGGCCTTGGAGGAATGAGAAGCTGGGAAAAGTCTAAGGGCGTGGCGCGCGAAAGGATGAAGTGATGGATATGTGGCAGTGGGTAATGCTGTTCAGCGCAGTCAGTTTAAACACGCTGGTTAATTGCTGGCGTCTTTGGTTGGAGATGAAGAGATGAAAAAAAACTTTGATAAATCCTTAGAGATGTTGCTGCACCATGAGGGCGGCTATGTGAACCACCCTAAAGATCCCGGCGGTGAAACTAACTTAGGTGTAACTCGCGCAGTGTACGAGCAATATGTGGGGCGTCAGGTTATGGATGGTGAGATGAAGTCCTTAACTGTCGATGACGTTGCTCCGATCTACAAAAAAAATTACTGGGATCGGGTGCGCGGTGATGATCTTCCCGGCGGGCTAGATTGGGCCGCGTTTGATTGGGGTGTAAACTCAGGAACAGGGCGCCCAGCAAAGGTTATCCAAAGGTTTGTATCGGCAAAGCAAGACGGTGCTATCGGGCCGCAAACGCTACGCCTAATTGCTGAGAATGATCCCGGCGATATGATCCAATATCTTTATGAGCAGCGTCAAAAGTTTTATGAGCGGTTGAAAACATTTGAAACATTTGGCCGGGGTTGGACAAGGCGCAATCAAGAAACTCTCAAAGCAGCATTGGAGATGGCACATGGCGCGGTTTGAGAAAGTTGCCAAAGATAAAAAATCTGGTCTGCCAAAAAAGTATGTTTCGGGTTCAAAAAAACCAGACGCAACCCGCAACGAAATAAAACGCACTCGGCGTTTGTATAAGATGGGGATGTTAACGCCTGCTATGATGGATCGTATAAGTAAAGAACGGAGCAAAAGATAATGTCTGCACCAGAAAAATATCAAAAGATGTTTGGGGCTGAACGCGCAAACAAGATCTACAAGAGAGGGCTTGGCGCTTACTATTCATCTGGAAGCCGTCCAAAAGTATCTGCGCATCAGTGGGCAGTGGCTCGCTTGAAAGCTCACGCAAAGGGCAAAGCCACCGTCAAAAAAGCTGACGGCGACTTATTTAGAAAGAAAAGTTAAAGAAGCTGCAAAGCTCTGGATCGTGCCGCAGCTCTTCGCACCCAACCTCTGTTTTCAATTTCAGTAATTATTCTCTGCACTGAGGCGGGAGAGCTGCGCGAAACAATGATCTGGCTTTCTTGAATTTTGCCCGCCATGATTTCACGCACACTAGGGAACACCCCATATGCTTGGTTATACATAACAATGAAGTCGTAAACTTCGCGCTGTTTTGGCGTAAGGCCTATTTTATCGTCAACCATTATTCTCAGCCCCTTTTGCAACGCTAAGGTGCTTATTGTACTGCAATCGCTTGGCATACATTTCAGCGCAAAGATCGTCAGGCAAAGCATCAATTGCCGAGATGTTCGCTTGTTCCAGCTCCTTTAATTTGGTACGCCTAACTGTCGGAAGCGCCCCTTCGTATTGAGCTATGCGCAGCATCTCATCATTGTACTGAGAGCAGAAGTCATCGACGCCTTTAGTGCGCTTTTCTACATTGATCTGTCCATCGTCATCACACATGGTGAGCAGAAAGATGGGAGCTTCCGACACGACTTCTTTAGGCTTCGACAGATCTTCTAGTGTAGGCGCTGTAACCGCTTCTGCGGTAAGTGTAATGTCTTTAACATCTTCCATATCACGAAGCTCTTCATACACACTCATGCCAGCTAGAACGTCAGGAAAACCATCACGCAATGCATTGCCCCGGGCGCGGTGTTGGAGCATTCTCTCCGGGTATGACTTCCACGGCCCTGCCTTGCCCCACAAGCTTGCCTGCTTGGCTTGGCTTACAGAGAATGTACGTGTGATCTCTTCGATCTCACCGCCGTGCTTACGTTTCACTGTACATACAGCCGTCCTATCGTCGCCCTCACCTTCTATATATTCGTTGACGCCCACACAGCGGCTGTCAGCGCGTACCATAGCTAGCAAAGCGTCACCGTAGACACTCGGCCTACCATTTATAACACTGATATTCTGGAGCGCTTGTAGAGGCTGTAGGCCCAGCTCCATGCCCCACTGCACTGCCACTAGAACATTGGCTGGCTTGCCTTGGAAATCCCGAGGAACCATTGCAGATTTTGACAGGATCTCTGAGAATTGAATTGCCTCTTGCATTGATTGCGGCTGCAAGGTTTGCCGCGTTGTGATATTTGACATTATCCTACCTCTTTAATTGAAAAGCTTGTGGACGGGGCAAACTCAACCGTACCAACCATCCGCTGTTTCTCTTTTAATTTTTGTTCTGATTTGATGACAAAGTTTTCGATCTTGCCATGTTCAACTTCAAGGCCATCCATTGCCTGCACAATCGCCCGCTTGGCCTCATCCCTAGTAGCAGCCCACAAGCGAGCTTCAGCACTAGCTTTGAGATAATCATCACACAAAGATTTGATTAGCGTAGTAACGCCTTCATCGTATGTTGATATATCGACAGGCCCAGCCTCATTAGTCGTGATCGGCGCATACTCACCATCCGATTCAACGAGCTGCCAAAACTCGGCGTAGGCTTCAATCATCCTATCGATCAGGTGCTGGTTATACGTGACCGGGTAATAGTGCATCTTACCCCGCTGGCACATGCAGGCGATCACGCCCCAAGGTGAATGTGTGCAAAGCATTTGGTGCAACACTTGTATCACCCACTCAGGTTTGGGTTTGTCTTCGTGATAGAAGTCAGTTTTGATTTCACAGATGCCTTTGTTCTGCAAAACCACTTCGCTGCCATCAGGCTCAGTCAGAACAAGCGGTGCGCTGAGTGTAAGTAAGCGATCAACTGATGAGGCTATCCCCAGATCTTCGCGTTTAAATGCGATCTCTGGCTCTTCCATTTCAACGTGGGCATCAGTCATTGCTTTGAAATCTTCAGTCGCCCACTCTGCAACCGCTGGCTCTAGGTGAGTACCTCGGCGCAGTGCGCGTTTGTTTTGGATTTCATCAACAGTCTCAACCCCTGCCCGGGCAAGCTTGTGCTTGCGCAAGATCTCATCTCGGGATTGAAAGGCTGTTTTGAAAAGTACAATTGCCCCGGCTTCACTGCTACCGATTTCGTAGCCTGTTTTAGTAAGCTTGGGCATTAGCGTACACCAGCATATGACTGCCAGCACCCATCGTCCAAAGCGCATCCCAACCATAAGCCCGCAAAGAGCAAACCAAACCAAGCTGCGATGGTGACAAACTCGCCTAAAAACAGTATGACCTGTTTAAACTGTACTGCCTGCCCTAACTCGCCTGTGTCATCTAAGTTGCTGTTTGCACTAAGATAATATATATTATGCGATCCCTTTGGACGCAATTCATCGTAACCTTCTGTTTTCATTTTGTCTTCCTTCTTTTTTGCTTTTGCACTCTTACAAAACACTAATAAACATTTACCAGTACTGCCCTTTAGTAGTCTAACGCTTACCATAGAAACTGGTTTTCAGGCGATGGCGTGGGCTTTTTTGTTGTTGTTCTG